GCTGCCACGATTCCGGATTGAACGTCTCGGGGGCCGGGATCACGCGGGTCCGCTTGCCGGCCCGAGCCTGCGCCTTCGCTTCCTCGCGGTCGCGCAAGAACGCCCGGACCTTCGGATCGGACTGAATCTTGGCGTCGATCTCGGCCAGCTTCTTCGTGTAGCGCCGATCGAGATACGCAACCATTTGCGGGTCGACCGTCGCGCCGTTCCACTCGATGTCCGCGAGCGTGTCGCTGAGACGCGGATAGAAGTGCAGGCCGAGTCGCTGCATCCGCTGGTTCGACGCGAAGTCCTTCTCCTTCTGGAGCGCGAGCACAGCCCGACGCGTGACGTCCGCGTCCATCGCGGCATACGGGAACAAGACCTCTCCCGGGATGTTCGCGTAAGAGCCGCCGCGCTTCGGGTCGGCCTCCGGGTGTCGAGCCTTGTAGTCCTCCAACGGCTTGTCGTAGCCGCCCATGCCCGTGTGCGCGAATGCGAGCTTGTCCAGGCCGTGCGTTCCGCGCTGCTCGTCCATGACGAAGTGCAGCATCATGGTGTCGAGCACGTTGACCGGGACGACGCCTAGACGCGATCGGATGTGGTTGCGGTCATACTTGCCGTTCTGCGCAGCCTTCGGCACGGCTTCGTCTTGGAAGAACCGGCGCAGGGCGCGCTTGAGCCTCAGGCGGATCGGCCCCTTCGTGCGGAACTCCTTCGGCGCGTCTTTGTGATCGAACGGCACGACGAAGCCCGTGTTCTTCTCCGAGCTGAACGACAGGCAAAGCAGCCGCGGGAACTTGGTCTGAAACGGCGACGTCCCGCCCGTCTCCGTATCGAACGCGGTCAGCCGACGCTGCTTTCGGATCGCGGCAAGGCGCTTCTCGACCTCGTCGATGTCAGTCAGAACCTCGTAGGTGCCCTCACCGGCCAGCTCCTTGTGCGTCCCCGCCAGGATCTTCCCAGCCGTCTCGATCGACGAGTAGAACTTGTCCAGCTCGTGGTCGTAGCGGAGCACATACGCAGGGTGCAGACACGCCAGAACCTTCAAGTTGGGGAACTCGGGCCGTATGCACTTGAGCACGCGGCCGTTCAGCATGGTGATGCCTGACTGCCCGGTCAGGAACTGCAACGCGGAGTTGCCCAGCACGACGACCAGCTCGGGCTTCCTCGCGGCGATCTCGCGCAGCAGCTTTGGACTGCAAGCCTTCACCTCCGTGTTGTTCGGTGTCCGATTTCGCGGCGGGCGGCAGCTCACGAGGTTGGCGAAGCCGTAGTCCTTCGGAGCCAGACCTGTCGCTGCCGCGATGGTCTTGCGCAGCAGACCACCAGAGCCGCCGACAAACGGCTTGCCCTGCGTGTCCTCGTGCTTGCCCGGCGCTTCGCCAACGAACAGCACGCGCACCTTTGTCCAGGGCTCCGACACGCACCGGCTCGTCACGACGTGCGACGTCCGATCCTTCGCCAGGATCTTCTCGGCGTCGCGCTGGAACCCGCCTCCTACCTCTTTGAAGTCGCGCGAGAACGGGAGCAGCGGGCACCAGAAGCACCCTGACTTGGGGTCTTCTCCTGGTTCGACGATTCGCTCTTGTTCGATCGCGGTCGGCATGGGTCAAGGGTGTAGGCAGTGGTCGACTTCTCTCGCAACACAGGCCGCGGAGATGGGAGCAGAAACACGTCGAAGGTCACGACGTGGCGATCCCAGCAAGACGCCTGCACCGCGCACGAGCGGCACTCCGAGCAGTGTGCAGGTAGACCGAAGCACGGAGGCTCACTCCCCGAGAACATCGTTCATCAGGACGTAGCCGAAGTGCTCGATGTCCCGCCTCCGATCCAAGGAACCCGCGTGCTTGGCCGCGTCCGTCACGCCGTTCACGAAGTCCCAGAGCGAAATGGCTCCCGGCGGTCGGCAGTCGCGCTGCGCTTCCACAATCGCCTGCTTCTTCGCGTGCTCGCACAGCTTCGCGCTCGCGGCCGGGTGCGAGCCAGACGAGATGCGCTCCATGATGTTCCTGACGCCGTCGCCGTCGAAGAAGTGTGATGCGGCGCGTCGAGCAGTCGCGACGATCGCAGAAGAACGCTCGAACGCCAGGAGGAACGACTTGAGCAGATCGTCGTCCAGGTTGAACTGCGCGTGCTTCCGTGTGTTCGAGTGCCCGTGGTCGCGCGCGAGCATGCCGTTCAAACACGAGAGGCGCTCGGCGTAGTCCGTGATGGACGTGCAGGATGCCGATCCGAAGTCCGTCATGATCTCGAACCCGGTCCCGACCAGATCACCAACCTGCGCGGCTTTGCCGGTCTTGATGTCGCGCGGCGCTCCACTCGTAGCAGTCATGCGAAACGACGTGCCATTGACCCACCCGCCCATGAACCGGGTTTCGCGCGAGACCGACAAGGCCAGCCGGAACAGCTCGCGAGAGTCCGGAGCGTTGTGCTTGGCCTCGACCACCACGCCATCGACCCGCGCTGACTCGGTGTCAACGAGCAGGACGCAGCCCTTGAGCAAGCCACAGTTCAGAGCATCGCGCATGACGTCCATCGCGAGTGCTTCGTTCCGCTTGGCGACGCGGCGAACGAACGACTCGGGCGTCTGGGTCAGTGTGCACAGGTCGGTGAACGCCTTGGCAGACAGCCGAACGTCCACACCGCTCAAGTTGCCATCGACGTCCATCCCGTCCGCTTCGGTCGCATCGACCAAGTCGTAGCGGCTGTGCGCCGCGGTCACGGCGTCGAGGAACAAGGCTCGGTCGGTGAAATGCTGCGACGGCGGAGTCGCAAAGGACAGGACGTTCGATGACTTGGCCATGAGAAAACTACACGCGCTGCGCGAAACTTTTGCCAGTCCTTTTGACCAGCGGGCCGAAGCGATAGCGAGACAGGACTAGATCGCGAGCGCCAGGAGTTCCGCGGTTGACGAGCAGGTCGTCCAGACGATCACGGTTGTCGTGCGGGTCGCCTGAAGGGAGCAGCAAGACGCTCACCGCAGGGACGCGACCGAGCAGTCGCGAGTAGATCATCTGCGAATACTTGCCCGCGTCTGAGTCGAGCGAGACGACAACCTCGCGCGTGCCGTGCCGACACAGATCCTCGATCAGAGCAACCTGTTCGTCCGAGATCGCCTTGCCCATCAGTGCGACCGCACGATTGCCCCAAGCCATCATGTCGAACGGACCCTCGACGATCGCGACCAGCTTCTGCCCGATCGTTCCGTCGTAGTTGAGCAAGCACGTCGACTTGCTGTGAAAGCCCGGGGCCTTCGGCGGGTTGTTCGACTTCATGCCGTCAGAAGCGACCCCGACGAACCGCGTCGTGAAGTAGACCTGCTCCTGACCCTGGAACACGGGGAACACGAGATAGCCGGCGTAACGGCCACCAGCGCAATACGAGATTCGGTGCTGCTCGATCTGTTCGTCCGTGATGCCGCGGCCGTGCAGGTAGGACAGCGGGCGGTGAAGCAACGGGTTCTTCTTGCGAGCCCACAAGGGGAACGCGTCGCGCGGCACCTGAACCGGCTTGAGCTTGGCCACCCGATCGGGTGTGTGGCTCAAGACGGTCGCGACGGCGTCGGACGCGACGTTGGACGGCAGGCGAACCTCACGACGGATCAGGCGCGCTTCTTCAAGGCGGATCACGCCGTTGTTCAGCATGCGGAACAGATCCTCGAACCGGCGGAACTTGTATTCGCACCGGTAGCAGTGCCCGACCCCACGCTCCGTGTTGACGTGGAGCTTCGGCTTGGACGCTTCGCTTCCGATCCGGTCGATGCACGCTGGGCAGAACCAGCGATACTCCGGCCCGTTGCCTGCGTGCGCGCCCAGACGGAAGTCCAGGTATTCGACGAGCGTCCGGTCCGACACGTCAGGCTCCCGTCGAGCCGAAGCCAGACTGCCCTCGTTGCGAAAAGCGCGAGTCGTCCCACGCCTCCTGCACCGAGAGCCAATGGATCGGCACGATCAGAAGCTGCGCGATCCGATCGCCCGGGTTGAGCGTGATGGACGTGTGCCCGATGAGCGCGAGGCACACCATGATCTCGCCCTCGTAGTCCGAGTCGATCACGCCAGCCAGCACACGCACGCCCCTGGACCCGAGACCGCTTCGGTCCCAGACCTGACCGACGTAGCCGTGCGGGATCTGCATGGCGATGCCCGTTCTGACCTTGGTCGGCGTGTTCGGGAACAGCACGACAGGCTCGATCGCATACAGGTCGAGACCAGCCGCTCGCTCGGTGCTCCGAGTCGGCAGGATGGCAGCGGGGTGCAAGAGTCGGACGTTCAGTGGCGGGTTCACTTCGGCACCTTCTTGGTCGGGACGGAGCTGCGCGTCTTGTGCGCACCAGATGGGGCAGGTTTCGAGATGCCGCCGACGCGGCGAGCCTTGGCTAGCTTCTGCTTCTTCGAGTCGCTCGCACCGGTCGGTTCGGCCGGGTCGTTCTCGTTGTCCTTGTCGAACGGCGCGTAGACGCGCGACTTGGACGAGTCTTCGATCGAGAGCGACGTGATGCGGCACTCCTCGCGACGCAGGCGGCATTCGATGGTCCACTCGGACTCGACGTCACGCATGGCCGCGCCGAACAGACGGCAGATCCCGTCGGCCTTCTCGTCAGGCGTCTGGCACAGCGCGATCATGACGTCAGCGACAGCCGCGGACTCGAACGTCTCGGCCGTGTCGGCCATCGTGACGGTCTCCTTGTCGAGCGCGCCGCGGTTCGCCTGCTGAGCTGACCAGACGCCGCAGTTGAACTCGCCAGCCATCGCGCGCAGGTCTTCGAAGATCGAGGCTTGCTCGTGCCGGTATTCGCCAGCACGACGCTGCGACGCCTTCATGATGCCTGCGTAGTCGACGATCACGAGATCCGGGCTCACGCCCTGAGCCGCGTGGATCGAGAGGTTCGATCGGAGCATGTCGACGGTGGCCGAGCGGGTCGGATACTCCTTCACCGCGAGACGACCGTGCACCATCTTGCCAACGCGCTTCTCCAGTTCGTCCGAGAAGTCGCCCGGAGAGCTTCGCCGCGTCTTGACCAAGTTGCCCATCAGGCGCGCGTCGTAACGACGCAGCACGGACATTTCGTCCATCTCCAACGTGTAGTGGAACACGTTGAGGCCCTCCAGGTCGGTCAGCGCGGCGAACCCGAAGTTGACCAAGCAGGTCGTCTTGCCGCGCTTCGGCGGGGCGAGAAGAACGCCCAGCGCGCCACGACGAAGCCCGCCCTTCATCATGTAATCCAGGTGCGCAATCCCGGTCGGGATGCGTGCGTCGCTCTCGCGCTCGGGCGAGCGATACGCAGAGATTCGCGCGGGCAGGCTCCCGACGAAGTCCGTCCCGATCTTCGTCAGGTTCTCGCCGACCAGCATGGCCTTCCGGATGAGAGGCTCGACTGATCCGGGGTCGCCGCGGTCGATGCGCTCCGCGCCCTCGATCACCGCGTTCAGCATGGCTTGGCGTTTGCCAAACTGAACGACCATGGACTCGACAGCGGCGGAGTCGTGAACCGGCTCCTTGTAGATCTCGGCGAGCGTGGCCTCGATCACTTCCATGTCGTCCTGGCCGACCAGACGACGCAAGTCTTCCGTCAGGGTCGGACGAGTCGGAAGTCGCTTGTTCCGATCGACGTGCGCGAGCAGCGCCTGAGCGACAGCGCGGTGCGCGTCGGAAACGAAGTAGCGGTGGTCGAGAACGTCCTGGCATCGCTCGACGAACCCGGGCACACGAGCCGCAACCGCCAGAATGTGTCGTTGGAACGACGGCCCGAAGTCCTGGTCGTAGTTGGAGTGGACCGCACTCGGCGTGACCTTCTTCGGCTTGGCCATCAGCAGGCTCCCCACATGCGCATGCCCGGCAGTGACACGGTGTCACCGCGATCCTTCGCAACGAACCCGGCGTGCATGAGGATCCTGACGAACCCGCTCCACGAGAAGTCTACGAACCCGATGCAGTCACCAAGGCCATGACGCAGCTTCTCGGCGATCTGCCACGCAGCCGTCAAGGTCGCGATCAACCCCTCGCGCTTCGCTCCATCCGGACCGAACTGCCACACGAGCTTCGACCAGCATCCAGTCTTGTTCCGGTAGTCTTGCCAGTCCTGCGAGGTCTGGATCATCGTGGAGGCGTCTTCGAACGTGATGGAGTCGCCGGCCAGCGAGAGCGAGACGAACAGGTCCGCGACCTCCAGCTCGCTGAGCGCCAGATTGGTCCTGATCCGGCCGATCCAAGTCTCGCGCGACAGGAACGCACGCTGCGAGCCCGAGCCAAACCGTCGGTTCGCCCTGCCGATCGCACCGTTGTATCGAGCTTCGGCTTTCGGGCCAAGCAGCATGTTCGGACGAAACGGGTGACGACCCAGGCGCGGACCGAGCAGCCGCATGTTGGCCGAGATGTAGTCCTCCGGGTTGACGTCGTGGTTCAGGCACCACGCGAACACCCGGCCGAACATCGCGTTGTCTTTGAGGCTCGAACGGCGATGCGGCCACCGACCAAAGTGCTGCTGGAACAGCCGGTCGTAGAGCTTGCCCATTTCGACAGGGCGGACGTCCGTCTGGGATTTGAGATCGCGCAGACGCTCCGCCAACGACTGATTGGGTATCGACGCGGGGGCAACCACGCGCGCAGATCTGACCGGCATCCGCTGCATGAGAGAGGGCTCCTGAACACCGCGATCGACGTTAGCGACCCATCACGTCGACTTCACGTCGATTTCAGAACAGACCTCACACGCAGAAATGACCCCAATAGGTAGTGGTCACGACACCGGACCAGCAGACGGCCAACGCTCGAACGGAAGCAGGTCTTTCGGTGGACTGTCAGAAGAAACCCGCGCAGGCCACTCTTCCAACACGACCACCTCATAGCCTTCGCCCTCGTAGATCTCGGCGCGCTTGGCCGCGTGTTCGGTCAGGACTTTCGAGCCAAGCGGCGCGAAGTCCACGACCCACACGTCCTCCGAGTCTGGGCGCATGCCGCGGCCGATCCGCTGGAGCGCCGACGTGTTCGTCGACACGCCCTCCGCCAACACGATCGCGTCGATCCCGCCAACGTCCTCGCCCTCGTCGAAGATCGTAGTGGCGAGGATGCAGCGGAACTCGCCCGCAGCGAACTGCGCCTTGGCTTCGTCACGCTCCTCGGTCTGGGTGTTGCCCCAAAGACACGCAGCCTCGACCCCGATGTCCTGCAAGCCCTCGGCGAGCCGGACGAAGTGCGCTTTGAGCCGGCACAGCACGAGGATCCGACGCTTCCGGTCGTGCAGCCACTTGATGCTCGCGAGCACCGCGTTGTTGTGCCGGTCGCTCTCGACAATCGCCTGATTGTAGACAGCCCGGTATTCCGGGTCGCGCATTGAGGTGCGGCCGTGTCGATCAACACGCACTTCTTTCTGGACGCGCCCAGATGCTCGGTCGGCCGCCACCACGACGATCTTGGGCCTCGCGGACAGCTTGCGCTCGATCAACGCGCTTGCGAGCGTCTCGTGCACGAGCGGGCCTGTTTGGCTCTCCAGCTTGATGTCGTTGAACTCGACCTCGCGCAGCGGTGTGCCAGACAAGCCGTAGCGCCTGACTGCCGGGCAAGCCTGCGCGATACGCTGCCATTGGTCCGACTTGGCCCGGTGACACTCGTCCAGAACAAGCACATTCGTCTTGGCGATCAGGTCGACGAGCCACGGGTCCGCCGGAACCTTCCGTGCCTTCTTGCCTTTGGCCTTCACGACGTGCGGCTCGAAGTGCGCGAGCGTCTGGGCCGTCCCGACCACCACCGCGCCTGGAAGGCGGTGACCATCGCCAGCGATCCCGACCTTCACCTCGCCGTTGTAGAAGCGCATGAGCGCCTTTCTCGTCTGACCAGCCAGACCCTTGCGCGGCACCACGACGAGCGTGCGCCAGCCTTTCTCCTCCCAGAACAGACGAGCAGCCGCCGCGATCATCGCGGTCTTGCCCGACCCGGTCGGCTCCTTGAGCGCGCCGCGAGGGACGCGAAGCATGGTCCGGACGGCTTCGAGCTGGTAGTCGCGCAGCGTGATGCCGTGCAGATAGTCAGGCGTGAGGAACGTCTGGTCGACCGGCCCGGACCCACGCGCCACGACCCGCGCCTTGATGCCCTGCAGAGCCAGATGCCGGCGGACGCGCGCGGCAAAGCCCGAAGGGAACCGGTTGCCGTCCGCCAAGCACACACGGCCGTCCCAGCGGCCCTGTTTGAAACCCTGATTGAAGAACCGGCCAGGGTGCAGCCACGAGAGGCACTCGCGCAAGATGCCCGCAGGGGCAGGCAGGCCGCTCAGGCGAGCCGTAGCGCCGTCAATCGTGATGAGCGCGGACATGCAGAAAAGGAACCGGCGCGCGAGGAACCCGGTCAGTAGTTCTTCTCGCGCGCCGGATCGGCCGGGGGGTGTTCAGAGGCCGTGCGGATCTTGACGGGCTGCCCGGGCAAGTTCAAGCCCCGGGGCTGGATTCGGACGCAGGAGGCTGGTCCGGCGGAGGGGGCTCGGGCGGCTTGGCCGCGGCGTGCCGGTGATGCAGCTCGGCGACCGCGCGCATGTCCTCCGCGACTTCGTCCAGGACGAGCCGGACGCACTCGACGATCAGGGACTGGTCAGTCGGCATGGGCGTGGCACCGCCCGAGATGATGCGCTGCAGCGCGGGCAGGTAGCTCTGGAGCGCCCGACGACGTGCCTCGATAGAACGATGGCGCTGGAGCTTCTGCTTGTCGTAGGCTCGCCAGTCAAAGCCCTCGGGGAATCCGTCCAGAATGAACACCTGAGCAGTCTATCGCGTTGCGAGAGAAAAGTGCGCCCCGGGAACTACGGGGAAAAGGGGAAGAAGGAGAGTCAAGTTTGACGGCTCGTCGCGAGCCAACCGGGGCGCGGGTGTGTCATTCGCAGGAGGTGGCCTGCTCGACCTTCGAGCGGATCTCCTGCACGTTCTTCGAGACCAGCTCGGACAGGTCGAGGCCCGCAGCCGCGAGAGCTTCGCGTAGCGCGTGCGCCGTCCGGCCCATGCCGAGCTTGTGTGCGAGTTCGGCCATCCGGCCGACAGAGGTCGTGAGGTCCGCGTGCGTCGCGGGCAACACGTCAGCGGGAGCGG